GTATTGTTAGATATTAAAGCAGGGTCAGTATTCGCATTTGTAAAACTATTGCTTATAACTTCTGCTGCTGTTACTAGTGGTATATATTGGTTTACATTTGCCATAATAGTTATTCTCTTTCTGTGTCTATTTCAGTTACCGTTAAATCACCTGCATCATCATCACCAACTCCATCCGCATCATCATCTCTAGTTACAATAATCTGCTCTCTATCAGTTAAGAACATATTCCCCTCCTCTAACATTGGCAAGTCCTCATCCAACATTCTTCTTTGCTCATTAATTGTAAGTATTTTTGAAGGGTCAATTTGAGTAGCAAAACTAATTGGTGGTTCATAATGAATTAATAAATCTTCAGGTAAAAAGCCTAATTCTTTATATAGTACATTTTTAATACCATTTAGCAGCAAATCAGAAGTATCTTTAATGACAGTGGTCATTGCTAAATCATAAGCAATTCTAATCTCACTACCAGTATTATTCATCTTCCCACTTGACACTAAACCACTTAGAGATGGTTGCCATCTGTGTGCAGTTACAATGTTTTGGTCGGTAATTCTTTGTAAATCTATCCAACTCCCCTCTTGGTCATCTTTAATAATTTGAACATTAGCAGGGGAAGTATCTCCATTCTTAACGATAAACATTATTTTGCCATTATTACCATCTCCGACAAATTTCTTTTGTGCTTCTCTTACTAATTTTTTTGCTTCCTCCTCACCCATATCTCCATTAATCTCAACGATTGCTGAAGGCTGGAATCCATTTTTAAATTTAGTGTGATTCCATTTACCAATTTCATAATCAACTGCAATATGCTCTAATGCTGCAACGTAATCAGGTAAACCGTAAAATTGGAACGTAGGCTCGTAATCTTTAAACTGAAGGACAAATCTATTTCCACTTACTTCGGGGTACATAGGAATAATAGAAAGTTTATCTTTCATTGTATTATACTTTGCCCAATCAGGATGTATGTACGCCTCCTTCTTGTTCTTAGACATTCTAACGGTAGTCGCATCTATATGATATAGATTCATTCCACCATCATACAACACCCCCTCTAAGTAAGCATTTCCAAATGAATAATAATCATCTGCTAATTTCTTAAAAACCTGTCTTAATGATTCTCCGTCAGCATTAACATTATAAATGTATTCTCTTAAATCGTCATTATTAGTAACGAATTTAGCACCACTGGTAAAGATTGTTTTTTGAGCCAATACACTCCTATGTGTACTGGATTGTCTTTTTAATTCTGCTAAATATTGAGGAAATAGGTTGTTTTCACCAAAAGGGATAAACCTAGTCCGTATCTTAGACAAATCTTGAGGCTCATCAATATGCTGAGGTATAGATAAGTTAAAAACCCCAAATTCAAAAGTATTAGACTTCTTTGTCTGAAGTTTCTGTGATTGACTCTTCGCTAGACTTTGTTTTTTTGGTTGCTTTTTTAGGCTCATTTTTAGTTTTTGTAGTTGATAATTTCTCTATTACATCAGTCATCCCTAATTCTTCATAAGCGTGTGCCAAAACATCCTGACTGGCAACAGCCCATTCAATCTGAAACCCATCTTTAACTGACACTCCTGAATCCAATTTTGCTTTATAAGTCCCCATAAATGTATATATTTTAATAGTGTTTAAATTTATCTCTTTCTCTGAACAACCACACATAATTTATTAAAAGATATGAATAGGGAAATGTTATTAAACTTTTTTACGAACAAAGTCAACCTACTGTGATATCTTTAATTATTATGTTATTGTTGCTACCAACCCACTTGCTGAAATTGAAGGTGCTGTCCCTGCAGCCACATAAGTTCTTGGTAACTCATATTGAGTACAAGACAAAGTAACAGTAAGCCCCGTTTCATCAGAAAATGCAGCACCAGTACCTCCTTCTACAGTACCTAATCTTGCGAATGTTTGTGGTCTAGTTCCAATATGTGATGCTGCAGCCAAATCAAGACCTCCATCTCCACCTGTTAAAGTTCCACTAATGCCTATAACAAAATAAGTACCATTAGTGTCTAGCATCATTACTTGTAAGCATTTACCTTGCATATCAGTAATGCTATTTCTTCTTGCTAAATCTAATTGAGGTAAATAAAAAGTTAACCCACACTCATAAGTATTTGCGTTCCCAACAGAAGTCCCACTTATGCTCAAAACAGGAGTTTCTAATTTAGTTTCATATACACCCCAAGTAGAATTTGTTCCCACACTATCTGCTATTGATGTTATAGTACCAGTCCCTAGTGTTGCTATTTTGTCAGGAGAACCTGTTGAGTTCCACTCTCTTATAAATACCGTTTGGACACCTCCACTTGCCTGTAAATTGTCGCATGTTGTTGTTAATCCGTCTGCTATTGCCATTTTATTTTATTTTTAAATTATTATTAATCTTAAGTGGTTTCAGCCGCATAACTTACTGATGGAGTAGCATCCGTATAGTATGTAATCGTGCCAGTATACTCTCTTGGTAATTCAAACTGCTTACAAGTTAAATTTACAGTAAGACCATTAGTATCATCAAACGCACTCCCTGAACCTCCCTCAATAGAAGCCAAACTCAAATATGTTTGATTCCGATTTGAAACATTTTCGTTTCTATATTTTTCAGAAACCCCTAAAACAAAAGCAAGACCATTATTATCAACCGCTATACCCATCATACAATCTGTTAACATATTTTGAAGTTCTGCAAACTTTGCAGTTCCCATCTTTGGCAACATAAAAGAAAGTCCACACTCAAAAGCAGTTGAACCATTTTCTTTAGTTGCATTTATAGTCATATTCGCTTCTTGACTTTTAAACTCATATAAAAACCAATCTGCTTTTGAAGCACCAGTTGCCTGAATACTCGTTATCTCGTGCAGATTTGCATTTGAATCATAAATTATATCATCATTTGTTGCCCAATCTCTCAACAAAATATGCTTTATACCTCCTATCTGTTGTAAATCATCACAACTAATTGCGATTCCTTTATCTATTGCCATTTTATTATTATTTTTTAGTTATTTGATTTAAAAGTAAATAAAAGGGGATGGCTTTTATACCTCCCCCTCTATCATTACATTATTGTTAAATTATGATTCCCCACTGAACAAGTGAAGGATACAAGAATTGTACACCCAACTTGAAGTAACCTCTGAAATACATTTTTTCTTCTAAATCATCATAAAATACCTTAAAAGAACCTTCTGGGTCAGTTACATCAGAACCAATAATTAAGTTCTCAGTTGCACAGTAACACACTCCGTTAGTGTAACCAGTAACACCGTCAGTAAAGATTACAGGGTTAGTGTCTGCTACGATTGTATCCCATTCGTACATAGGAACTACTTGAACACCTCTAAAAGACACTCTTGTGTATCCATCTACAGTATTTACGATTGCTAAGTCAGCAGAAGAGCCTTCTAAGTTTGCTAAATAAGCGTTAAATACTTTAGAAGTTACAAACATTTTCTTGTCTGCTGCCGCAACTTGCTGTAATGCTGCTGGTGCAGTATCATACGCTTGTCTTAATATTCCAATAGCATCTGCTGCTGTTGGTGCAGCCTCTGTTCCAGCATATTCAAATCTTGCTGCTAATACAGTTGCATCTGCACCCATTAATTCCATCCATCCATCAAATACATCATAACCTACTTCTACAGGGGATAATGCACCACCCCATGCTAATCTTACTACATCAGAAGCGATACCCGCTACTGCTCTATTTACGATTGCATCTGCTAATTGAGTCCCCTCAATGTTATTAACATCAACTCCATTTCTGTACATTTCTTCAATGTAAGTTCCATAAAACTCCTCACTACATTGTGATAAGGCAACTCTACATCTACCTGCAGTTATTACTTTGTCATCTACATCAAAAGTTCCTGTTTCATTTCCACTAGAACATCCTTCTTGTTTATCTACTATTTTTGTTAGCGCAGCAGAAGTGTAAACATTCATTTTATGTTTTACATTAGGAATAACTCTGTAGTTACCCATAATATTATCACTTCTAAATACTGGCT